CCTAAATCAGCAGCAATATCCATATTCAATCCTTCAGCAAACCCTTATTCTGGTTCGGCAAGTTCTGCGAAAGGTCCACATACAGGTAAATTCACAGATTTTATACCAGTTAGAGTAATTGATGATGAATCAAAAGATATTATATTTTATGGGGTTGTTTATTCTGTAAGAGAAAATTTTGATCCTCAACTTGGTATGTTAATTCATTTAGAGTGTAAAGACTATACAATAGAATTAAGGGATAATATATCTCATGGTGAAGTTGGGTATAATATTGATACTTCAGTAGCAACTTCTGCTGTAGTAACTAATTTTGCTGATTCTAATATAACTTCCACATCTGCCGGAAAGGTGTGGTCTACCAGTATTTCAACTCGTAGCGCTTTAATTAAATCATTAATTAATAGATTTTCAAGTAATTTAGATACATCAGATACTACTAAATTCATAGTTTCAGCACAAAAATTTAAACAGGATTTTATATATCGTTTATCAGGATACAATAAAAAATCTATTTTAAGGCATGTTGCTGATAATGCAATGAGTGAATTACATTCAGCCATTGGAGAGGATGAACTTTTTGGGTATGATTTTTATGTAGACCCTAATACAGTCACTACAAGCACTGCTACTAAATCAACGCCTGATTTTAATTATTTTAGGCGCGGAACCAGGCCAAATACAGACCCTGCGAACTATGGTTTAACTGTGCAATTCCCAACTACCTCTGGAGCAACAGAAACCGGACGTTTATTTAATATGTCTAGGTTTAATTTTATTAGACCTAAAGATGAGATTTATACAAGTGCTATTTTAGAATATTTAGCAACAAAACAAGGTGCGAATGCGGATAAATCATTTTTACAAGAATTACGTCTTGAAGCCTTAACAGTAAAGGCAGTTGGTACTGGGAGTGCTTTAACAACATTAGCGGAAGCATTAGATGATTCTGAAACCGCTATAGATGTAACTAGTGCAAGTTCAATAGCCGCCGGGCAGACCATCAAAGTTGATGATGAAGAGATGTATGTCAGCAGTAAAAGTAGCAATACCTTAACAGTTATCAGGGGATCAAACGGAACAGCGGCAGCAGCGCATGATAATAGTACCAATGTCACCTCTGGATTTACATGGGGAGGGAAAAACCTTAGCGGTGGAACAGATGCTCTTAATACTACTGAATTATTACAATGTAGATTAGATGGGTCTGGAGATCCTAATGGCGGAACTGGAGCAAGCGGTGGCACACTTACAGATGTTGCGAGAATTCAATATATAAATAGAACAAAAGGTACGATAGATACTAATAATGTAGCTTATGTTTTAATTTCAAATGTGGATCAAGGTAAGAATGCCTCTGTTTTTGCTGATGGTGTAATATGGTACGGAAAAACAAACACCGCAGCTTCTTTCACTATAAAAAGCAGACCCCAAAGCACCCTTAATATAACCCGTACTGCAAAAATATCTACTTCAGAAAGTAGCCCAGAGTTTCTTAGGGAAAGAGTAGCTTCTACATTAATTAAAAATAGCAATACAATACTTAGAGGTAGTTTTTCAACACGTACAAAACCCATAAGTTATTTTGATAATAGCCCATCTGCTATTGATAGTACATCTTCCACAACGCAGACATACACATTAGCGAATGTTGGAACGACAGCACAATTATCTACATTAGGGGCGGCTATAAGTAGCACAACCGCGACAACCTTAACTGTAGCTAGTTCTAGTAGTATGGCAGCAGGACAAACGATTAAAATTGATTCTGAAGAGATGACCATAGCAAGTGTGTCAGACGGCACTACTATAGTAGTTGTACGAGCGGTAAACCAGGATGTTGGTGGAGGAGTAGCTGCTACGCATAGTGATACAACAGCAATTTATAATGTAAGTGGTAACCCATTAAATAATGGTGTTAGAGTAGGAACGGCTATTGCTGAATTAGATTCTTCTAGTAACCCAACAACAACATATGGATATGTTTCAGCAGTTACGGCAACACAAGTTACCGTTACTTGGGCTACAGGTGTTGTAGCTACTGATTCCATCATAAGATATTATGTTCCGGTCAGAGCTGGTGATGTTATTAAAGTAACTAATAATTTAGCAGATGTAGATCAAATCTTTTTAGTTGCGAAAATCGCCTATTCTGAGCAAGTATCAGGTATCATGAGTACACAGTGGGAGGTAATAGGACACAGTAGTGCCGCTGAAGGCGGGTATAGCCGAAGAAGTAATGCTGTTATGGTACAAGACGAAATAGCTTATGAAACCGGATTAGCTGTAACAACCCCATCCCCATCTTCTAATTTAACTACAGAATTAGAAACAAATCTTACTATTCGACCCTATGCCACTAATGTGGTAGCTTGGGGTGACGGTACATTTAACACAGGTACAGGTAGATTTCCAGATGATGGCACAATAACCGTTGGGGATTTGACCCTTACAATTGAAGAAGGTACAACTAATTCTACTTCTTTTATGATTAACGAGAATAATGGTAATCCGGGGCAAAGTGGAACTACGATGGCGGCGGATGAACCTTATTACATATATTATCCGGGTCAAGGCACAGCATTAAAAGCTGTTATGAAAAAGAATTATGAATATGTATCAAATGAACGAACATTTGTGGTTTTTGAAGCTATAGCAGCTTCCCCTCTTGCCGCATATACCTGGAAAATTGACGAACCTTCTGAAACTACAACAGTTACAGGCACTATTTTTGGGGCTACGGTTCAAGAATCTGATATACAGGTTACAGATAGTGGGGCAAACAGAGCGGCGGGCACTACTGAAAAATTCAAAGTTACATCAGCGGATGGTGGCGTAACACTAAAACTCAGAAGTTTTGATGATACTGCCGAAATAGAGATGTCTGGCAATTCTGGTAGTGGTACTATGATAATGAAACCTCATGGAAGCATATCAAGTACATATACTTTAACATTCCCAAATGGTCCAGCAGGAACAGATAATCATGTGTTAACGGCTGATGGGACTGCTGGAGCAACTGATTGGGCAGCTTCCTCATCCTCGAAAAGGTATAAAGAGAATATTAGAGAAATGGAGCTAGATAGCTCAAAGATATATGATCTAACACCCAAAAGTTTTAATTATATAGATGGGCATGTAAGTCTTTTAGGTGGATCTACATTTGGGTATGTTGCTGAAGATATAGAGGATATATTACCGGAAGTTATTCAATATAACAAAGAGGGGCAACCGGATTCATTACACTATCAATTATTAACAGTATTACTGGTAGAAGAAATTAAAAAACTAAAAACCAGATTAGAAGAGTTGGAATCTAAAGACCATGAGGAAAAATCCTCGTAAGATAAAAAGAATTGTTAGGTATAAGGAAGAAAATCCCACTTTAACATTAAAAGATATTGGTAAACGATTCAAAACATCAAAACAATATATACATAAAGTATTAAAAAACCAAAATATACCTACAGCTATACGAGCCAGGAAAAAAAGGGTTTCTTACTGCTTAGAATGCGCATCTCCTATATACATTAAGTATTTACTTAAAAAACCTATCTGTTCTACAAAATGCCATTTTAAATACTTTAATATAAAGATAACTTGTGATTATTGTAGAACACCTTTCTACAGGAAAAGATCAGCACTCATACAAAAATCCGTAATGGGTTACAAGCATAGTTTTTGTACCTTACAGTGTTTCTATAGGGCACAGAGAGCCGGAATAACTTAACACTTAACATTAGAACACAAATTTGCTATAATATTCATGAACCCTTTGGGTTCATATATTATTTATTTAAGGGGTATTAATGTTCACGATACCAAGTTTTTTAAAAACTAAAAGTTTTTGGATTTTATTTACAGCATTATCCTTCGCTCATATTGCTGAGGATATGATTTGGGCTATTTTAGCCAGGTACACCGCAGTTCCTATAGGGTTATTAATAACAGGGATTATATTGTGGGCTTTTGCTATATCTATTTTTGTTAAATATTTAGATAAAAAGAAACAATAATGGAAATAGATAATGATTTAATACAACAATGGGAACCGAAGATCCAAAAAATGATATCTAATTTGTATATAGTAGGTATGGATAAAGATGATTTAATACAAGAATTAAGGATAGCAATTATAAAAGCTGCGAAGTCCTTCGACCAGAATAGGGAATATAAATTTCATACTTATCTACATACTACTATGATCAACCATATACGAACGTTAATAAGCAAGGAACAGAAAAGACGACGGGATACAAGTGGGACTTGGGTGAATGAAGTAAGTTTACAAGCTGCTTATCCGGTACATGACCAATCGAGCTCTGAAGCCACCCCAGTAGAGCCGGAAGATCCAAGAGCCGTGAGAGAACATCAAAATATGGAAACGGAAAGGTTTGTTCACTCTAAAAAATTAAGTTTGAAAGAACAAAAATTTCTTGAATTACGTCAAGATGGTATGACTATGGAAGAAATCAGTAAGGATTTAGGGGAATCAGCTTATAAGGTTCGCCAAATACTAAGAGAAAAGTTCCTGGATTTAGCTGATGAACATCAACTTAATCTTTAATTTATGGATACGGGATTAAAGATATAATGGCAAAAAGACGTAGAAAGGGAGGTTTAATTCAAAGTACCAAATCAATTAAAGATGAGGATTATACTTTTAGAATTATAGCTATAAACCCCCCCTCTAAAGTATGGGTAGTTGGAAAATATACTTCATTTAATGAAGCTAAGGAGCTTATTGACAGTTTAGATGCTGTGGATGTAGACTACTACTTAGAAAATATTAATTCTAATAGAGTTTTATACTCAAAAGTAGGAAATTCACCAAATGGCAAGCCCTGAATTTGTAGAATCCGCGGTACTTTTTAAATTAACTAAAAAAGAAAATTTTGATAAGTTTAAGTTTTCAGTACAAGATTTCCACCTTTATGCTAAACAATATAAATTTATTGCTCAGTACGTTGATAGGTGTGGATCACCCCCGTCTGTCGAAGTTTTACATAATGAGTTCCCAGAACTTGATGAAAATAGCAAAACACAAAAATTTGAGTTTGCTTTAGAGCAATTTGAAGAAGCCTCAATAGGCCGCCAAACGATACGAGCTTTTAGAGATGTCGACTCCATAATAAATGAAAATCCGAAACAAGCCCTTAGTAATATCTTAACCAGCTTATCTAACATAAGAGTAGGTATGGACAGAAATCTTGATCTATATAATTCCGGTAGTTTAGATCGGTTAGAAGAATATAGAGATAGAGTTGATAAACGCAATAAAAATGTTTCAGGTTTAATGGGTGTACCTACTAGTTTTACATCACTTAATGATGTTGGGGTTGGGTGGATGCCAGGAGAGCTTATATCGGTTTTTGCGCGGCCTACTATAGGTAAGACATGGATGTGCATCCATTCTGCGGCTACGGCGATCAGAGGGGGCTTTAAAACGTTATTAATATCCACTGAAATGCCTACTCAATCTATGAATATGAGATTGGATGTAGTTTTAGCTAATATGATGGGCTATAACTTATCACATAGTGCTTTACGCAGGGGGGATAAGATTAATGAAGCTGAATATATAGACTTCCTATCTAAAGCAGATCAAAAATCATTATTAGTTTGTGATGGTATTTCCGGACACATAAGTATTACTTTGGAAGATATATCTAATTTAATTAGGCAGAATAAACCTGAGTTTGTAGTAATAGATGGTGTTTACTTATTAAATACAGGAACTTCTAAAAAACAAGCTTGGGAACAATCCCATGAATTATTTTATGGTTTAAAGAATTTAGCTATTTCTATGGAAATTCCTATTATGGTTACGACCCAGGCAACTAGAGAAGTTGTAGATGAATTTACTCACCCTAAAACAAATCAAGTAGCTTTTGGTGATGCATTATTTAGAGCTGCTGATGTGGTTATATCAATGTGTACTTTATCTGAGATAGAAAATGATAAAAGAAGTATTAGTTTTCAGAAATATAGAGATGGTGAATTGATGAAGGATTTGACAGTTATGCATTGGGACGTAGATAATGGTAATATTGAAGAACGACCCGATTATTTAAATACATAAAGTAAGGAGTTTGAAATGGGTTTATTAGATTTATTTACTAATACAGATGATGTAGTGGTAACAACAAGAAGAAGTAAAGCGGAAAGTAAGGAAGACATAGATATAACAGTTGGCATGATAAAAGAAGGAATCGCCCGTGATTCTGATGGCTATCCCAATGAAATAGCTTTTTTCTTAAGGAAAGCTAAAAAAGATAGATAATGATAGATTGGTATTCCCAATTATTAAAATATGGGATTGAAGCACCAATTACTGAACAGTTTGTTATTAATTGTCCATTACCTGAGCATAATGATAGGCGTGCATCGTGTTCTATTAATACAGAGAAGGGTGTTTGGATATGTTATGCTGGATGTGGTCAGGGTAGTTTATTCTCTTTAATTAGCGATATATCCCATAAACCAATAAAACAACTAAAAAACGAATTAGACACACCTTTAATACACACAAGTTTTTTTGATGATAAACCAGGTGTAAAAGAGCTGGATATTCCCCCCCAAACTTCTTATGCTGGTTTACGTTCTCTTTCAGATTTTCATTGGATCTATCAGAGAGGATTTACAAAAGAAATTTTAGATAAGTGGGAATGTAAGCAAAATAAGTACGGTGATTTTGCTATACCAGTACAATCGTCTAATAAAACCCCATTGGGTTGGATTACGCGAAGGTATGAAGAACTACCTAAATATTTATTTACTAAAGGGTTTAAAAAATCTAAGGTTTTATTCGGGGAAAATAACTTACAAAATAATGACTTAATACTGGTCGTAGAAGGTGTTTTGGATACTATATGGCTAGATCAGCATAATTATTCGTCTGTGGCGGTTCTAGGGGCCTCTGTGTCGAAGTATCAAATAGATTTATTAGGGAATTTAAATCCAAGTGAAATAGTTTTATGTTTAGATAATGACCGAGCGGGTCATGAAGGGGTAACAAGAGCATTAAAAACTAAAGGGGAGACACTAGACGTTGCTTTTGAGGATAGATTCATGATATCCTTTGTAGACTTTCCACTTAGGTATAAAGATTTTCAAGATGTTAGGAATAAAGAAGAGTTAGATTTAATTATAAGAAATAGAAGTTTTTTAAGGAGAACAAAAGATATGGGTATTATAACTTTTGAAGGGCGTAAACCAAAGAAGAGTTCAGAGAACGAGAATGAATATGTTCAATACTTTTTTCAACCGGGAGATGCAGTGTTTTTTACAATGTTAGCTTCTGGCGATAACACACCCGAAGTAAGGAAAGTAGAAAAGCGGTGGTTAGATGATTATTTTATGTATATGTGGCAAAATAGTTCAGGACAATGGACTTCGTTAATGGATCATGAGGATATAGATAATAGCGTTGTGCCTGAAGGTAATAGAAGTAATTTTAAACTTTCATTCTGGGTATATATACATGAAATTCACCATAGTTTAGAACATAAAAGAGTTGTAGCTGGCATGCATCAAGAGTTAATAGATCAAGGTATTTGGGAGGAAGCAGAAACTCCTGGAGGCAGGAAAATATTTAAAGAAGAAATTAATGGGTTACGCATTATTACTACAAGCATGTCAAATTGGAATCAACAATTTGCGAAAATTGGTGACGAAGTTGGTGAGTTAAATAAAGTTGTAATGAAAATGGCTAGAGAGGGGACAGGTATAGACACTCGATATTTCATAACTTCTACATCACTTAATAATGAAATACCTAAAGATGTTTTAGAGAAGGCTGCCAATATAGAGCCAATAAAGGATTATTTTTATAGAACTCATGGTGGTGAATCTCTTAAAAAAGAAACAGCTAGTGTAAGCACATCCGCGAATTTATTTGATTAAGTTACGATAAGTATTAAGACTTATCATGATAGTCAATAATAATAATTTTAAAGAGGCTTTACAGCAATTAAAGTCATCAACCTTGGAAACGAAAAGCGTTGTTATTGATGTGGAGACTAATGGTTTAGATTATGATATTAATCAGTTGTGTGGTATAGGAATTGGCGAACCTAAATATAAGGGGGTAATGCAGTATTACCCCTTTTTACATTCCGGTGAAGATAGAGATCAAAATCTTTATAAAGAACATCGCACACAACTGATCGAGTTTTTAAACTCATCCATAAACACTTTTATTGGATATAACCTTAAATTCGACTTACATTTTTTAGCTCAAGAGGGGTTAGCTTGTCTTAATAAAACTTTAATTGATGTAATTGTGATGGTTAGGCTAATTGAACACTCAGACATTAGAGAGTTAAGTTTAACAGCTACAGGCAATAGGCATTATGGTCCAGAAGCAGTACAGTATGATCTTGATACTAAACACGAGTTACGTAAGAATAACTGGTACAAAAATTTTTCTGAAGCACCAATAGATTTTTTGGGGGAATATTGTAAAGAGGATATTAATTTAACTGCGAGATTATACCAGGAGTGTTTAGTAAAGATAAAGAAAACAGATCAAAGTAACATATTTAACTTAGAATGTAAGCTAACTAAAGTATTACTTGAAATGGAAATGTTAGGTATCTCAATTGATAAAGAATACACTTTAAAAATTCAAAAATTATTATTAATACGCTTAAATGAACTTGAACGTGAAATACTTAATGTATCCGGTATGAAAAAATGGAATCGTGATATTCCAATAGCTTCCCCCAAACATGATGAAAAAGAATTTAATATATCTAGCCCAAAGCAAATCGGGGAAGTTTTCGCCTCTTTGGGAATAGAATCACCAATAAAGACTGAAAAGGGGGCTGCTTCTTGGAATGAGGCGGCTTTAGTAAACATAAATCACCGTTTAGCCGGGTTAATACGGCAATACAGAGCATTACAGAAATTAAAGTCCACTTATGTAGATAGATATGTAGATAAAGATGTTATGCGAACATCTTTTTGTAATTGGGGTACAGCAACAGGGAGACTTTCCAGTAGAGATCCAAATTTACAAAATATACCCAGGAATCATTTTCGTTTAGTTAGTCCTGAGTTAACTGAAGAAGAAAAACTTAGAATAAAAAACAAAATAGACGCTATGGTTTCATCAAAAGGTCAACAACTTAATGTAGAGTTATCTGATGATGTACTAGAAACTTGGGCATTTATTGGGGATGAATCTTATGATGATAGAGATGAAAATCAAATATCTATTAGACGTTTATTTGTGCCCAGGTCCCATTATTCATTAGTTAGTTTTGATTATAATCAAATGGAAGTTCGAGTTTTTATGTCCTACTTTAGAAATGAGACTATAGATGCATTACTTAACAAAGATGAGGTGGACTTTCATGGAGAGGCGGCTAAGTTAGCATTTAACATTACTGAAAACGATGAGCAGTTTAAATTTTATCGACAACTAGCTAAAGGTATAACTTTCGGTACAATTTACGGTATCGGCAAAAATAGACTAGCAGAGCAGTTAAAAACAACTCCAGAAGAAGCAGCAAGTTATAAAAGAAAATATTTTGAGGGTATGGTTGGATCTAAAAAATTTTTTAATGATGTTGTTGCTAGGGTTAAACAGAGTAAAAAGGGTATAAAAAATAGATATAATCGTAGATATCATATAAAAGCAGATTTTGCTTATAAAGGAGTTAATTATCTTGTACAAGGAACTAGTGCTGACATTCTTAGTGAGAGAATGGTAGAAATTTCTAAATATTTACAAGATAAGAGATCCAATATAGTCTTACAAGTACATGATGAGATTATATGTGAGATACATGAATCTGAATTAGGCTTAATTCCAAAGCGAATCAAAGAATTACTTGAACAAAACAGTTTAGATATCCCTTTAAAAGTTGATATGGAGTTATGCGTTAAATCGTGGGCTAATAAAAAAGATTTTAAAGATATGTCATTTTTAGATTATTCAGATTAAGGAAGGAATTATTATGAAACAAAGTTACGAAGAAGCTTGCAGGGAAGCTGCATTAGAAATAGCCCAGGTTGTGATAAACAAACAACATGATTACGGGCATGACAACATACTAGCTTTTAGAGAAAAGGGATTAGTTGTAAGGCTATGGGATAAAGTGTCCAGGTTAAAAAACCTGATGTGGAAAAACGATTACGAGCCAAAGAACGAATCAGTAGTAGATACGTTTATAGATATCGCTGGATATGGTATAATTGCTTTAATGTTAGCTAAAGGGAGTTTCACTAATGAACTCCAAGAAAACAAGTCAATGGGGGATTAATATGTCTTTAATTTCAGTTAAAATTGGATTTACACAAAAAATGGCGGATTTTGAAAATCGCCGTATTGATGTCGAAATATCAGACATTGATACAGAGTTATCTTTAGAAGCTCAGTTAGCGGATGCGGATACTGCTATAGATGCTAGTTTGGTGGTATTAAAAACCAAGCTAAGTGAACTATACAATAAAGGCAATAGTGATGATATAGAGGAGGATGAATGAAGAAAACAGCATCCGAGGTTATAAAACAACTACTTAAAAAACATAAAAACCTACAATCAGGGGATAGTGCTGGGTTAGAGTATGACAGGATTCCATTTAATATCCCAGCTTTGGATAAATTAACTGGTGGCGGCATACCTAAGAAAAGATTCACTTTAATTTATGGGCCTACAAATGTTGGTAAATCATACTTAGCTTCACAGATTATTGTTAATGTTCAAAAGCAGGGTGGAGTAGCTGCATGGATTGATACAGAACTATCTTATGATCCTAAGTGGGTTAAAAAATGTGGTGTGGATACAAAAAACCTCCTATTTTTAGAACCAACTACTGGAGAGGAAGCTTTTAACACGATTAGGGAGTTAATGCTGGACGGTGTGGATATTATTGTATTGGATAGCATAGCTGGGTTAGTACCCACTACAGTATTAGATGAAGAGTTTAGTTATAACCCTATGGCTTGGCAAGCTAGATTTGTAAATAGTGCCTTACCTAAATTATTACCTAATCTTAAACACGGATCCGCTTTTGTAGCTATAAACCAGGTAAGGTCCTCTGTGGGTCCTACAGCTTTAGATAACATGCCCGGGGGATTAGCTCAGAGTTTCTTCGCCCACTTCTTAATACAAGTTCGGAGACATGGTTGGATAAAAGAAGGTAAGCAGAACGTGGGTTTTGATATGGATATTAGGTTACGCAAAACGAAAGCAGGCGGTGAAAACTGGAATTCGGCAACTATTCCCTTTAGAGTTGAGGGTGGTATAGACATTATGGAAAGTTATATTCGGGAAGCAATTAAACAACGCATGATTAAACAAGCTGGGCCTTGGTATACATATAATGATATTAAATTACAAGGTTTAAATGGGGTTAAAGAATTCTTTATTGAGAATAAGAAACTTTTTAAGGAATTGCAAAGTGGGCTTACTACCTAGAGATTTCACAAAGCAGGAGAATATAATTGCTGAGTGTTTATCTGATTTAGGGCTTAGATATACAGAACAATATGAGATTTATCCATATACCGCAGATTTCTATATACCAGAACTCCGAATGATTATTGAAGCTGACGGAACATATGGTCATTTTAAAAAGCGTGATTTAAAAAGAGATGCAAAGTTACAAGAATATAATGATGTGGAGTACATCTTACACATTAAAGAAACTAAGAGGAAAGCTATAAAGGAATTTTTATGCCAGGCATTATCAAATTTAACGATGCTAAAAGACCCAACAAGACCAGAACAATAGAAATACAACCTGAAGATGTGTGGTTAAACACAGTATTAGATAAGTATTTAACAGGTACAATGACCCCACCAAGAAATGGGGTTTTCCATCCATCCACATTAAGTAATAAGTGTGATAGAGCTGTATGGTTAATTTATCATGGGAAAATGCCTAAAGCCGTGTTAGATCCTAAATTAAATCGTGTATTCCAGAATGGTAGTTATTTAGAAAAACGGGTTGAGACTTGGTTTAAAGGGTTAGGTATTCTAATGGGTCAAGAGGTGAAGGTGAAACATGAAAACCCCCCAATGTCAGGAAGAATAGATTTCCTTATTAAACATAAAGAGTATGGACTAATACCGATAGAGTTAAAATCTATAAATAACGCTGGTTTTGGGAGTTTAAAAGGGCCTAGAGAAGATCATAAAACTCAACTTCAAATATATTTGAATGTGGGGCGATATGATATAGGAACTGTTTTTTACGAAAATAAAAATACTCAAGCTATTAAAACTTTTCTAGTTAAGAGGGATTTAAAACAATGGGATGCGATATTAACTAGATGTTTTAATATACAAAATATGAAAATACCACCAACCGAATGTACAGGATTAGTTTGGTGTGCATGTAAAAAAGTTAAATAGGAGAATTTATTATGCAGGATTGGACAATAACAAAATCTTTAGAGAAGGCTAAACAAGAGGTAGACGCTCTTAATATACCTAGTTTTAGTATGGATTTACCCGAAAGAGATCATTTAGAATTCTCTAATTTAATGAATGTTGAAAATAGTCAATTAGAAACTTTTTTAACTATGTATGGGGGGTACAAAGCTTATCTAGAAACTGAATTAGCTGACCAGGACGCCTTAATGTGGGCGTTAGAAGCTTCTTTTGTGGAAGATTACAGTATAGCGCATTATAAAGTCGCTAAAGTGTATGAGGAGCTTTCCATACGAAAACCCACAAAAGAAGAGCTTAGAGGTGAGGTTTTAACTAAATTCCCAGCTATATTAGCTGCTAAACAAGAAATTATAGACGCTCAAGTTAAACTTAAGAAGATTTCCGGTTTATTAAATTCCCATACTACTGCATATAATACAGTTTCAAGAGTTGTTGCCTTAAGAACTTACAGGCCGAGTGTATGAATTATTTAGGTTTGGACTGTTCTTCGCTGGCTATTCATGGGGTTTTATTAGATTCTGAAGAACAAATAAGTTCGATGCATAAATGGGGGAGCAAGAAAAAAGTTTTTGAGGAAAGATTCCCTGAAATATCGTTAGGATTTTCCAAAGATTTGAGTAAAATAAAATTAACTGGTAAAGCTTCCATTGAAGCAGCGATTTTTATTCAAAATCCAAAGACGACTATCGCAATCGCTCATGTAGTTGGATTTGTTTGGGGTACTTTGTTACAAAAGGGCATTGATGCGATTAGGGTGGATAATAAACAATGGAAAAAAGGCGTTTTAGGTAAAGGAAATGCCTCAAAAGATGATATCAGACAATTTGCGGTAGATAAATGGGGAGATGTTTTCCCTGAGCAAGATTATGCGGATGCGGCATGTATAGCATTATGGAATAAAAGGAGATTAGACTAATGGTAGGCGGTTTAAAAAAGGTAAGACCAGAAATTCAGATTCATTTTAACAGTAAAGCAGTAAAGAAAAAAAAGAAGTATGCGGATAAATTCCCAAAGAAATTACCTACTTTAGAGGACGTGAAACAAGAACGTGGGGTAGTGGTTTGGTGTAAGTACATTGATTGTAAATATAACCAGGAAATAAAAGGGTTACAAAGAACTTCCGGAACGATATTAAAAAATAAATTGTATAGCCCTATAGCGGAACAGGAAGCTATATGGTCATCCATATGTACAAGAGATGAGATAGCTATTACTTATGATGAGGTATATATAGGAGCAGGGAAATTTAAAATTAAAGTGCCTACTTGCTTTACGTCATCTACGAAAAAAACAGGTCATTTTGATTTTACTAGTATCTTACAAGGTGATGGATCTCCTATTGGTGGTAACATCGACTCTCAACATGTTTCTGATGCTGGATATGGGGCATTAGACCCTAACAGCATGTATGAATAGGAGGAGTAAATGCCTAAAAAATTTCCTGAATCTGTAAAACTTGAGGCTATGAAATTATTTGTAGCTGGGGATAAAACTGCTAAAGAAATAGCAGAAATAATATCCAAAGAAAATAACACAGAAGTGAAGCCTGTGACTATTTATTCATGGGCGAAGCAATATAGTTGGGGTGAGCAGAAAGATGTTGCAAGATTTGATAATCAACAAGAAATAGCTGAATCAGAAGCGCAGAGATATCATAGAGTGCAACAGGAACAGCTTGAGAGGTATACAGAAGTATCTAATAAAGCGTTTAAAGAATTAGGTGGGTTACCTTTTGATAGGGCTTTTGATGCTATAAAGGCTATAGATATAGGCATTAAAGGGCAAAGGGATGTTTTATCTGGACTGATAAATTTACAATTCGTTCAGGACGTTTTAGGGATTCTAGTTGAAGAGATACCCGATCAGGATATTTTAAATAAGATAGCCGTTAAATTAAAAACTTTAGTACAAAATCAGGAGGAAGATAAATAGCCGTGGCATCTGATGTAATAACAGTAGAAAATGCTTTTAATCTACTTTCGGAAGGTTTAAAGAAGCAGGAGAAATTTAAAGTTGGTTCTTTTAAAGATTTCCTTCAAAATATATGGTGTTATAGTTTTGACCATCCAGAGTATTTCCAAGCCTGGCATGTGGGGGTGTTAGCCGACGATATAGAGGAATGTCTGGAAACCGGAATGAATTATGTTGCGGTATTACCGAGATTCCATTTTAAATCTACTGTATTAGGACATGCGTTTAGCGTTTGGAGATTATTAACCGCACAAAGGGATTGTTCTGTACTTTATCTTAGCTATTCTGACGGAATGGCAAAATATCATATATCAGAAATTAATAAAGCGATTTCCAGAAACCCTATTTTAAATGAGATACTAGTTAATAGAAGCCCCAAAGCAGATTTTTCAGCTAGATATTATTTAAACAATAAACCTGTGGAGATAATGCATGGGGGGCTATTCAGCTTTAAACGTGGAATGCATGTTAATGG